GAACATGGATAAGCATAAGGGTAAGCCTTTTTTCAATAGGATTATCACTTATACTTTTTACGTGTACAACAAAGACAGCATTTACCGGAACTTAAATCCATCCCAACGAGAAGAGAAAGTAATGTCTGTTTACTTCCCGGAAGTTCGGGACAGATCAATGGAAGATGATCGAGTGAAAGCTTTCATTAAGGCTTACAATTATCTGACCAAATCAAGTAAGGAGAGAATCAGGGATACCATGTTGAAAGACTTGGAAGAAATGGCTCTTAAATTGTCAAATATAAAATTCACGAAACAGAAAAAAATAAATCAGCCTGTATTTGTTCATTGTCCGCATTGCCAAAAAGATGTTACCATAGATGTCGATATGAAAATTGACATTGACAATACCGAGGAAAAGTTAAAGGCAATGAAAGTTATCGAGGAGATAATGAAAAGGGAAGAAGAAATTAAAAAGAAAATTGACCAGGAACGATTAGCGGAAAAAGGAAGAGAAACTGTAACTCAACGAATGTTTGATAACTAATGAGATTTATAAACACAAAGAGATTTAGTCCTGTAATTCATGGTGGAGATCTACCATGGGCTAATGATTTGTTTCATAAAAAATCATCGGATATCCCGAGAACAAAAGTTGATTACGCAAAATATATTTATGATAATAACATTGTCATAGACGAAGATTGGTGGAGAATACAGGAAGACCGTTGCTTGAATGGATATGTTGTACCTGATGCCATTGAACCGGGTGGCGATGCTATAGTCGATGAGCAGGATGCTTTTTGGAATCATAGTTTGACAGAAACGAGATATCTTCCTGAGTTTGATTATACCATGCCACCAAACTCATGTTATATTCCTGAATATACTCTTTTGATAAAAAACAGGGAAGTTAAAATAACAAACAGACATTATTTCTATCTCAATTTCTGGAAAATATACCGACTCGATCCGAACAAAGGTATTAAAGATTCTTTACCTCCAAAGTTTACAGACCTGGACTTTTTATTTGCTCGAAGAATTGAAATGATGTTTGAGCAGAAGAAAGATGATTCTGAGGCGAAAGCTCGTCAGAAAGGGTTTTCCGAAAAAGGCGGTGGAATGATTCTCGGATGGAACTATCATTTTGTAAGAGCAAGTGTTAGTATTGTCGCTGGTGGAGTTTCTGATGATGCCGGCCATACAATGGAGAACTTCACGAAAGGAGCTGATGATCTTATCAATACTCAGTTTTATAAAGAACGATCAAAAAGTAAAGAGGATTTTTTCAGGGCAAATAATTTCCTTAGCGAAGTAAGGGCTCTTTCATTCAAAGATAATGCTCAAGCACTTTCAAGATTTACTCCATACATGGTTATCTATGAGGAAATAGGAAAATTCAAAAAAGGACTTATCCTTGAAGCAAAGCAATTCGTCGATGCTTCTCTTAAAGCAGAAGGAGTAAAGACCGGTTACTCAATCTATGTGGGAACCGGAGGGAACATGGAGGAAGGAGCTGCTGACCTTGAAAACATTCATTACAATCCCTCTAATTACGGATGTTTATCATATCGGAATAAATGGGATGTTGACAATAGCGAAGTTTTAAGGACTGGCCATTTTACTCCTTCGTGGATGTTTAGAATTATTGATGAGGAAGGTAATAGTTTGAAAGGGTTAAGCGTAAAAGATGTTCTCGAGGAAAGGGCTTCGCTGAAACCTGACGACAGGTTTACTCATACAACTCAGCATGCTTTATATGCCTCAGATGCTTTCCTTATCTCTTCTGGAGGATTTTTTGGGACAAGTGTAGCTAACTGGTGCAATGAGCGAAGAGCGTACCTAAAGACCCATAGAGAAGCTCAGATAGTCACAAAAGGGAGACTCGAGTGGAATGACAGAAAAGACAAGGAAAAAGGCGTTTATTTTATTCCTGATCCCAAAGGATGGCTTTTGGTCGCCGAACACCCTATTCTTGACTCAGAGGGGATTCCTTATAAGAATTTATATCGAGTAGCGACAGACAGTTATGATCAGGATGAAGCTTACTCATCAAGCTCTAAAGGATCATGTTGGGTAAAAAAAGGATTCCTTAATAGTGACAGCTCTGCGAATAAGTATGTAGCCGGCTTTCTAGAAAGGCCTGAATTATCCGTAGGAGGCCGCGAAGTCTTTTATGAGTACACGGCACTTCTGACTGCCTATTACGGAGCAAGCAATCTCATAGAGCACTCAAACTTACTTATCTTTGAGTGGTATGACAAAAATGGATGTTCATGGATGTTGAAGTTGAAACCTGAGTTTGTGACAGCTAAAATGGTCGTTAACTCAAAGACTTCAAATGTGTTTGGGATTGACCCATCGACAAAGCCATATTGGTTAAAAATGCATGCAGATTATTTAAAAACAAAAGAAAATATTGACAAGTGCGATTTTGAAGTACTTTTGGAGGCGTGGGCAAAATTTAAGTATAGGCCCGGAACCATTAGATATAATTGCGATATTACAATAGCCACATCATTGTGTACGGTTTACGAGGAAGACGAAAAAGAGATGATGGTCTATGGTAGTTCTAAGCAAGTGAAGAAAAGGCCGATGCCAAGATATAAGACAGTTAACGGGGTAATGAAATTAGTATTTGATTAAGATGAAAGATTTAGATTTTGATGTTTTATCCAAAACGAAAGAGGGACGTGATCTGATTTTGGCAGAACTTAACAACCAAACGTCGAATGGATATTTAAAAGAAAGAGATGCCGAATGTTGGACTTTGTACAACAATACGGGAGACTCAAATGAATTCAACTATCTACAAAAAATAGGAGACAATGAACTCCCGGCTAAAATAAGAAGGATTCCAATCCAGCGATCAAAGTCGAATATTCTTATTTCTCAGCAGTCAAAAAGAAAGACTGGTCATAAGGTAAGTCTCATTGATAAGAAATCGGTAAACAAGAAATTGGAAAGAATCTTCTATGCCCTGTTATCGATAAGCCATAAAAGAGTTAATGCTGTCATTCAAGACATCGTAAGTAAAATAGCGATGCTTGACCAACAAAAAGAAATGATGCTCTCTCAGCTGCAACAGCAGCCTCAGACAGAGGAACAGGCCGCAAAGCAACAGGCATTAAGAGACGCTCTTCCCTTGTTGATAAGTCAGTATAAACAAGCTCAGGATGCTTTATCTAACGCGAAGAAGATTGACGATAAAACCATGGATAAAATCAATGAGTATTTCGAAAGCTCATATGAAGATGTCATGGAGCTTTACTCCTCGAAACTTCTCGCGAGAATAAAAAAAGATGTCAAGTATCAGAGATATAGCGTTACAGCATTTGTGCACAAAATTGTAACGGGAAGAGAGTATTTCTATGTAGACTATACAATGGGAGATGATAAGCTTACCTATGAAGTTGTGGCAGGGCAGAACCTTATCTTTCCATCAATAGAGAGTATTGAATGGACTCAGGACTTGCCATGGATAGGGAGAGAAACAGTAATGACAAAGGAGCAGATAAAGAAAACCTATAACTTTACTGAGAAAGAGCTTGAGCGAGTGAGAAAAGGCCGTTATGTAGCAAAAGGAACTGATGCCGGCATGTTTGTTTCCGGGGCAGGACAAGTTGCTATTTTAAAGACTGATTCTGCTGGAGGAAATTCTTCTTATGAAGTAATCCAAGATGGTTACACCGTTAAAGATTTTTGGTGGAGAGTTTCTGAGGTAATGAGCGCTATTATTACCCCCAATAAATTGCAGGAAGGCAAAAGTTTTGTGAAGTTTGTCGAAGGGAAACCAGTTATTTCTTTAGAAGAGTTTTATTACAACCCCAAAAAGAGAATGTACGTTAATAGGGAGAACGAGGAAATCACTTATCCTAAGAGTGAAGTTCATACTTACAATCCGGCAAAAGGAGAAAGATTTGAACGAAGGTATTTTGATGTCAGATATAAAGGTGTTGTTATTGGAGATGTTTTAATGAAGTCTGAAATTGACCCGATACAGCCAAGACCTTTTGATAATTTTAAATATGTTCCTCTTCCAATTGTAGGTAAAACATATTCAGGTGTCGGAGAATACCCCTATTCGATGTTCTGGTCCACGAGAGAGCTTCAAAAGCAGTACTGGATAGTTTCCTACTTCAGAGAGCTTACGTTCGCTATGGCAGGCGCTAGCGGTGTTGTTTTCGATATGTCTCAAAAGCCTTCCGGAATGAGTGACAATGATTGGTATTATCAAATGAAACAAGGCCGGTATTTGATAGAGACTCTTACCGAAACAGGAGCACCAAAAAAAACCTCTTTTAATCAATTTCAGAGAGTCGATCAATCTCTTCCGGGAAGTATCCAGTATTTCGAATTGATCCTTCAGGGATTGGATAATCAGATAGGATTGATAATGGGAGTTCCTCCTCAGAGAATGGGCGTTGTTACACCGACCGATCAGGTAGGGACATTTGAACGAAGCAATGAGCAATCAATGCTTGTTACAGAAATTCTATATGAGGAACATGATGAGGTAGAAAAACAAGCTTTGGGATTGGCGTTTAATATATCTGCTCAGTACATCTATCAACCTGGTGATATTATAGAGTTGCCCGATGAAGTCACTACTCTATGGAGAATTCCTTCTTTCATAAAAGAGTTGAGAGCAGAAGTCCATTTAGAAGCTACTCAGGAGGACGTACAAAGGCTTAAAGAGCTTAAACAATTTGCATGGAATAAAGGAGCTCAAGGAGCACTCCCAATTGGATTCACAGCGCAGATAATAAGCTATGATAATTTAAAAGAACTGGAAAAAGCTATTATTGAACAAGCGAAGAGACAAGAAGAGATTCAGCAGTTAAATGCTCAAGCGACTGCCGGAGCTGCAGAAGAGGCTAAAAGAAAAACCCTTCAGATGCAACAAGCTTTTGATGAGCAGATGAAATCAATCGATTCTCGTCTCGTTGAAGCAAAGCTCAAGGCAGACATCCAAATGAAGTCTTATGAGATTGAATTAAAGAAAAGAGAACTGGCTATTAAAGCGGCAACAGAAACCGTTAAAGCAGGACTTGAAGCAGAACGCATCAGTAATGAGTTTACTATTGAAAGTGGCATTGTTAATGAAAACAATCGTGCAAACAAAATGGATGAACGATTAAGAGCTCTTGAAATGGAGTTACAAGCTCTTATTGCAAAATACAAGGAGTCTACAAAAGCAACCGGAAGTAATCCTAAACGAGTATCAAAAGAACACGTTATGGATTAAAATTTGCTTTTATATAAATAAATATTACTTTTGTTTCAAAATTAAATAAGAAAAAGATGGAAAGAGCACCAGTAGATCGAATTGCCGCAGCATTAGCTGATATAGAAGTTTCTGTTGGACCTTCTAATAATCCTCCAGCAACACCACCAGCAGATCCTCCAGCAGGAGATCCGCCGTCAGGTGATCCACCAGCTCCACCGGCTGAAGGAGGAGTAGACACTCAGCCGCCTGCATTTGAGAATCCATATTTGAAAACGATGAAGGATAGATTTAAATTATCCGGAATCGAATTGGATGTACCAAAAGAACTCGAAGCCGAAGGAGTAGCGCCAGAGAAAGTAATTGATTACATGCAAACAAAAATACTTGAACACGGATCGTCAAGTGATCCTTTTTTGAGTAAGTATCTTGAAGCAAGCAAGCAAGAGGGATTTGATCGTGATAAATTCATCTCGAGTTATAATGAGGAGAACGCGTTATTGACGATGCCTTCAAAAGAATTTTTAAGAACTCTATATAAAAAGCGTAACGGTAAAACGGAAGCAAATCCGGAAGGGTGGACTGATGCGGATATCGACACTCGGTTATCAAAGATGGATCGTATAGAGCTTGACGAAGTCGCTGAAAGCCTCAAAACAAAAATGAAGGAGAACTTAACCAAAAGTACGACATCTCCCGAAGTAATCCAGAAGAGAATTCAAATTGCAAATGATGCGATATTTAAAAACGTGGAAGACGTGTCTGTTATCATGAGCAAAGAATCAAATATAGGGGGTATTCCCCATACACAAGAAGATGCAGCGGAATTCAAGGAAGTCTTTAAACAATTAGCAGCAATAAATCCTGAAACAGGTAAGCCCAGGTTTACAGACTTTTTCTCAGACGACAAGAATTTGTACAGCTCGTTATATTTAATGTGGAAAGCAACTAACGAGAAGAATGGGATAAATTCATGGTTGTCTGATTTCAAAGAGAATTTCAAAGCAGAAATCTTATCCAAGACAAAAGTTAATCCAAGTACACAGCGCGGTAACAGCAAGCAGATAAGCCAGCCGAAGCCGGAGGATTATGTTTAATTGAAAATCATTTTATACTATAAAAAATGAGATTATTACCAGGAACACCAAGCGAAGTCTCGGGAGAAAGTATTAGCTCGTATTCACTTATCAACGCAGCCATTACTAACCCGGACGTGCTTCCTCGTGTATGGGAAGTATTTAAAGAGGAAGAAAGCCCCCTCTCCGGTATCTTAGCCGCAGAAGGCATGACCTCTAAAGGTCTTTTTGATAACATGCAGAACAGCCGTTACAAGGTCGTTAAATCAAACCATGTTATGTATCCTATCAAAAATAGCGATATCAGAAAACCTAAAATCGTACACATCAATGGAAAAGGATTTGATTGTCCTGCATACCCAACGGAACCCGGAAAGAACCAGAGCGTTGTAACCATTTTCTTGAACAACAACTGGGCTCGTCCTAACGAGGTCATTGAAATGAATGACAACGTAACTCAGTTCTTTATTTATGATGATGAGGAGCCTCGTGAATATACAGATTCTTCTACTCGCACAACCGGATGGCTTTACAACTGTAAGCTGAGGACAAAAGAAATTGGTGCTTATGCCGATACAGAACTCTTTGAAGAAGGAGCTGAAGTAGGTGTAGCCTCTGTTCTCTACGAACAAGATTTCTCTGAAACCGGTGCTGAAAAGTACACCTATGACGGATGGGGACATGCTTATATGACACTGCAACGTGTTAAGATGAGCTACTCAGGTACTGCCGCAGCCATGGCCGGAAATGTTGATCGTAGCTGGTATGAGTTCCAGAATTCAAAAGGACAACGCGTAAGCAGTTATCTTGACTATGCTGAAAAAACAATGTGGAGACGTGCTGCAATGTATCATGAATACGAAGCTATTTTTGGAAAAGGATCTGTTACCGTTGACGGTGACGTAATCTTGAAAAACAAAAAAGGTCGTGAGATCATGTCGGGAGATGGTCTCCTTTATCAAGGCGAGGGAGCTTACGAATATCCATATAACAAATGGACAATGAAGTTCCTCGAAACCCTTCTGCGTGACACCTATATCCGTTCAGGAAAAGATGGCCACCAGAAAGTAGCCTTAATTGGCGGATGGGAAAACTCTGTAGGCTTTGATCGTATGATGGCTGAGAATGGATTCATTACTCAGAACAACAACATCGAGGGAGCAGGAGCTGAAAAAGGGGTGAACAACTCTTACAGCTATTATGAAATTGGAGGCGTACGCATTATCAAAAAGCAGTATCGCTGGTTCGACTCTCAGCAACGTCCAAACAAATATTTATCAGACGGAACAACAAAAGGTTCTTATGATGGATTTATTGTTCCTCTTGGAATGACCGACGAAGGTGAAAATGCAGTTGAGCTAATCCAATTGAGACCTCCGAAATCAGGTACCGTTTCCGGTATTGATGTAGGTGGAGAAATGGCCTCTTCAGTTGACGGATCGAGCAAGCACGTTCTTGTTCAGTCAGGGATTATCAGCAGGGTTAAAATCCAACGCGTATTCCGTCCCTATAAATCGTAATTAATCATTAAAGTAAAAGTAAAGTGAAAAAGAAGTTAGATGGCAAGAAAGTTCGTTTTATTGCGGTAGACCCGAAATATTCCAGAACACCATACCCAGCAATTGCACCAGAGAGTGGCCGCATGGGAACGTATGTAACCGGTCAGCACATTGACCCAGACGATCCTGATACCCATAACAACTTAACGAAGGCCGAGATGCTCAATCCGGATGAAATCAAGCCGGCAGCAAGAAGATCTTCGTGGTTGTATGTAATCAACCCGGAAGCGCCTGTAATGATCATGCATGGAAAATGGTATGATTGTAGGCTAAATGACAAAGGGAAACCGATTAATCCAAAAGACTATGCAGAGGCTTACTTTATAATCGAGCAAGATATTGTTGCCGAGAATAAAGATGCTTCAAGGAAAGACAAACATAAGTTCTATCTTGAAGATAAGGATGCCGAAGCAAAATTGAGGATTGAGAAGTTTGATGCAATTTACGAGGCTGAGAAATTGGTACGCGAACACATGGCCGTGGATGAATATCGCACTGTTATTGAAATCCTCAATATGCAGTCAATTCAATTCAGGCAACCGACACAGGGATTAACCGAACTCCGAATGAAAGACATTCTTCTTGATGTAGCAAGAAAGACTCCTGAAGTCATAAACAAAATTATGAGTAAAGAGTCAAAAGTCTATTTCTACATTTACAAACTTGTAGACAATAAGATCATTGCAAAACAAAAAGATGGATTCTATGAAGGACGAACTTTCTTGTCAACTTCTTTTGAACAGATGGCCGCTTATGTTGAGAACAAAGCAAATGCAGAGGTCATTGAGAAATGGAACAGACTACTTCGTGAACGAGAACTAATACTTGATTAATCATGGACACGGCTAAAAAATTATTCGAATATTTTCTCTACTCCGTAAGGAAGGAGAGGACTGCTGTAATTTCTCCTGAAGCATGGACTTCGTTTATGTCAGGGATTATTCTTGATTGGGTAAAATTAAGATTACCTGAGACGGAATACATACAGAAGAGAATCGATGATTTGGAAGCCATTCATGTTATCACAGATGGAATCCTTCACGACATGATAGAGGCAGACGAAAATGATCTTTATCCTGTTCCAATAGATCCTCAATACCTGCATGGCTTAAGCGCCACCTTTGCCTATTACTACAATCCAGTTGGAGACGATGCTCTCTCTGGGGGAGATTTAAGAAATCCAGTCGTTGGGTCTAATGCAGGAATCCTGTACAGGACCGTAGGACGAATTCTGAGAGCAGATAACCGCGGAATGATAGAACGTAACCCATATAGGAAAACGAAGTCCTCACGCGTTTATTTCGACCTCAGAGAGGGCTTTATTTATCTATCCTCTGGAGAGACTCCATTCAACAGATTGATTCTTGAGTACTACAAGTATCCTGAGAAAATTATATTTACCTCCTCCGGGGAGGATTCTACCGGGAGTTTTAATGAATCCCAAAATAAAGAAATAGTTGATTTAGCTATTAGGAAGTATTTAGAACGGGTTAAAGATCCAAGGCATAAAAGTTTTGGAGCAGAGCAAATGTCAACCCCACAATAAGAGATAATTTTTAAAATCTACAAATATGTCTGGAGGAAATATTACTTACCCGAGAGGAAAATGTTTCAGGAACACTCTTGTAAACACCGATTTCAGAGGGTATGTCGACATGCACGGCAATAAACACTTGCTAAACACAATCACTGGACAGGACTTGATTGCCGGTTCTGCTTCCTATGCTCTTATCAGCGCCATGAGTGCTTCAAAAAGAGTCGCTGGTATCAACCTTAACGACGATTATCCTGTATTGGGTGGAACGGCTTACGAATACGGGTTTGGTATTCACATCAAAGCCAAAGAACCTGGTGTTGGAAATGATTTACCGAGAGGTATCTCAAAAGGTTATTATGCAAAAACAACTCGTTTAGCTGATGCCGTATCCGGTAAAATCAGTACAGCAGAAATGCTTACTCAAATCGCCAATGTAAAAGCTCTTGTTACCGCTGACGTAGGTCTTGGTGACTATGATGGAAACATTAAGGGTGCAATTATTGATGTAACCGAAAACGGACTCGGCATGGTTGCTACTGGTGGAGCTATCACTGGCACATTTACTTGCGATTCGGTATCAGTTACCGTTACTGCAGCAGCCACTGTTGCCGCAGCTGTTACGGCCATTAACGCAAATTCATCTTTCTATGCAAAAGCTCATGCTTTCAGTTTAAACGGAAAACTGGTTATTGTTCCTGTTGATCCGTCAAAAGCTGTTACTGCAGCCACGCTGACCAATATCGCAGCTCAGGGATATCCTGTTCTTGTTGTAAGCACGAAAACTGATTACTACGAAAATTACACTTATGAGGTTGAGGCCATCGACGAATGTGCTTTCTTTGAGTATTCAGTAGGAGGTCACTTTGCTCATAAAGGTATCACTTCTGATGATGTATTCATGGCATTTGCAAACCGGAAAAACAATCGTGGTTTTGCTAACATGACCAGGAACACTCAGCCAGCAGATCAGGCATGGGAAAAATGGGTACTGAAAACAAAGTTGGCTGGAAACAGTTTCCATGGAGCTTCTCATAACGACACGCAGGAAATCATCGAAGAAGTTTACTTGCCGGCATCATCAAGTAGCACAGCTGGATTTAAATGGGTTGCCGCGGATGGAACATCGGAGACTACTGTTACATTTGTGAACCTGTTGGCCTGGTGGGTCGCCTAAGATCGCTTTTAATTAGTTTTTAAACCAAAGGGCACTAGGGTTATTTTAAAGCCCTATTGCCCTTTTTAATTTTCCTACAATGGCAAAGACTTTAACTGAAATGACATTCTCTGTTATCGAACAGGCTTCTGGATTCAACATAACAGACGATAATGAATACCCGGAAGATTTTGTAGCGGACATTCTGGTATCTGTAAACAGTACTCTTATTCGCGAGGCTTTCCGTAACAGAAGTCTGGACGAGTCTCTTTATCTAAGCCATGAGAATGTTCCGATACTCGAGATATCGAATGATATTGAACTTGAAGGAGTGACTATAAAAAATAATCAGCATTTAAAATACGCCTCGATTCCTCCCCTCGTAACCGGTATTGGAGATCGGAATTTAATTTACTTTGGAACGAGTGATTTTAGCAGTAACTTTTCCCGTAAAAGATTTCAAAGATTGATAAATCAATTAGGGATCGTATTTAAGTTGTCGAATGTTTCATATTCTGTTATCGGAAACAAGGCTTATTTTTTGAGTAGAGAGGTTCAAGGGATGAGTATAGTAAGTGCTATTGGCTTATGGAACGATCCTCGTTTAGCAAGCTCCTATGACCCCGAGATGCCATTTCCTACACCCAGTGACTACAAAATGGAGTTATTGGCACTGCAGCAGTTACTCCAAACAAAAAATGTTCCTTATGATATTGTTAATGATGGGCAGAGACAAATAATTCAACCAAGGCAAAGAGAGGAGGCTAGATAATGCTTATCAGATTAAACAGCAATTACACCAACGGAGATAGAACGTTTTATCAAAACGAAGAGATCCCTTTGTATGATAAATACAGGTCTGTAATTGCAAAAAATCCTGAGATTGTCGAAACGATAAGGTTAAAGAAAAACGCTTATCTTGATTATGGAGATGTTCCGGCTCTTGAACTGAATGATTATATTGTGGCTATGAGACTGAGGCTTTTTCCAGAAATGGCCAGATATGTTCATTTATTCGATAACCAGACTTTCAATACAGAAGCAGACGGGTACACAAGTGCTGACAGTGGTTTTAGGATCATCGTTGACACGTTACTCAAAAGAGTTTTAGTTTTTTGGAGGTCTACTGTTACGTATGGATGGAGTGGTGACGTTGAGCTTTATTATGTGTATGAGTTGGTTAATTTTTTCGATAATGAAATAACTGATTTTGTATTTTGGAAAGAAGGCCAACGTATAGGATTTATCGTTAATGGTAATGTGCGTTCCTATTACATTTATCCTGGATGGTATTTCCCTTATGGAGACATTTCTACTCTTCAATATAATGCTGGGAAAAGAAGTATTATTGGGGGATATTACAATGGATCAAAAGTTATCGGATCGGCAGGATTTGATCTTGAACGATTAGAGGTCTCTCCGTTTTCACTCGAGAACTTAAATACAGCCACTCAGATGAACGATGTAGACAATGCAGTATTCAGAGTGTCAGCAAAAGGAAAAGCGGCTGAGAACGCTTATAAAGACGAAATAGGGGGATTAGTTCCGGCAGAGAGTGAAGTAATGTATAATTTGAGTCCTCTTTATCCTGACCCCTCTAAATATTTCGGATATATATACAGGGTAAGAATAGATGGTGTTTTTTATGAGATTCCTGAAGAATACATAATTGAGATCGATTCTAAAACGAATACCGGAGTAACAGGAGAAAGCTATAAACAAAAATGGGAAAGAGACACTCAAAAAGATTCTGTTGCTACAGATGGCGATTATGTAAAAGCTACAAAAGAAACATTGGGGATTGATATTTCTCCAAAAGCTGGACCAGACAAAGCTGATTATGCAAACCAACATTTATTACCAGAATGGTTAAGACGGAAACAATAGCGAGAAGAGAAATGGTTAAGTACCGTTATCTCGTTGACTTAGAAGAGTCTTTTAATTTACCTGAAAAAAAATGCACAAAGAAGAATGTATTTAATATCTTTGAAAAGTTTTCTGATCGGTATAATTACCAGAAGGAAAAGAGGGTCAAAAGATCGCGAACAGCAGTAAATGGAGCTATCGAAGTAGCGTTAGAACTTCTCTACGAAAAGATACTTGAAGGGCATGAAGTTGTTTTACCTGGTGCAATAATGAGAATAAGAATTGCTGATGTAAGCTTAAGAGCTAAGAACAACACCAAATACATCATAAATGTAAAAGGACAGCTGTTAGCTATCGAAATTGTGTTCAAGAGCTATTATATAAGCCATCTGATCAAAAGAGGATACCGCGCAGGAATGTTTATGCTTTTGAATGTAAAGGCAAGAGAGAGGGGTGTTAAAACGATACACGAATATGCAGCGCAGAATAATTTAATCTACGAAAAACTAAAGCCATGGACTTTATCACACACGAAGTAATATACAATCAGTTACTCACTCTTTTCAAAAGTAAAGCTTTTGATGAAGAGGATGTCATGAACTGGTGTCAAGAGGTAGAAACTCTTTATGTTGCTAATCCAGATGATATGCTAAGATATGAGCAAATACCGTTAACAGTTCAATCGAATAACCGAACCCTCATGCCTACTAACATGTATAAGCTTGTTGATGTTTACAATAGTAATAATCAAGCATTAACTCATTATCGAAACGGAAGATACCTCATTATAAAGAATAGCAAGGTTGGCGATCAGTTTTTTATTAATTATGTAGGGACTCCGATTGACGAAAGAGGAATACCAATGATTCATAAAGATCACCAGCCGGCATGTGAAGCTTACTGTAAGATACAGGCCTTTCAGGAGGATGCACTAAATCGGGCTATCGATATGAATCTTTACAATAACTGGCTCGAGAGATTTGACGGAATGTGTCAGTCAGCAAAAGGAGGCTTCAGAAGTTGGGATTCTCAACGATTCAAGAAGATGAATGTTATTTTGGGTAATCAGATACCCCGAATAGGATTTATGCCATTAAGCCATACTCATTTTAAAGGAATGAATGTAAACGATTAAAGCTATGACTGCAGAT